AAGATGGCCGAGGCGATGCCGGAGATTCTGGCGGAAGCTCATCGGCAAGCCGTGTTTATCCGCAAGCAACAGTGGGGCACCGACAAGTTCCCCGGCTCGGCTGTGTTCCTGGTCGGCTGGTCGAATGCCTTGGGCCGGATGGAGTGCGTGCGCTGGACGCGTTGGCCCGATGACTCCGCGTTCAAGGCGGAGCAAGTGCGGCATGAGTCAATCAACCCGGACACCGGACGCAAGTACGACGTGCCGATCACGGATGCCGAAATGGAAAAGATCGCACGTGAGCAAGTGGCATATGCGCGCGGACTGCCAAACGCCGAATACGACTGCGGCGGCCGGTTGCTGGTTGCCGAACTGACCCGCGACACGTTGAACGTTCGCACGGTCGCAAATTTGGAGGAATGACATGGCTCAAGAGACATCTACTTTGGTAGTCGCGGTCGATTCGACCAGCGTTCCGAAGGCCACTGCGTAGCTGGACGGACTCACCGCAGCGGCCGCAAGAGCCGAGGGCGCTACCGCCAAGCTTGGGCAGACGAGTCGGACGGCTGGGGCTGCGCAAGCCGCCGCCGCTGGCGACGTTTCGCGTGCCGAGCAAGCCGCGAGCAAGTACGCCGAAACGGAAGCGCAGGCCGCTGCGCGCATTCACGACATGGTGCAGGCCAGTCTTGCCGCACGGGATGCCGTCAGCGCCCAGGCTGCGGCATAGCAGACAGCGGCGACCAAAATCGCTGAGGGCAATGCCGTGCAGATTGTGGCGAGCCGGGATCTTGTCGCGGCACAAAATGCCCAGATGGCCGCCACGTCCGCGACACTGCGGGCCGAAATTGCCGGACAAGCTGCGGCCCAGCAGGGTTTCGCCATCCTCGCACAAAAGCGGATCACGTCCACGGAGCTTGCCAAGGCCGAAACGCTGCTGAACCAGGCCGAGGCGGCCGGCGTCATTCAAAAGGGCGCAGCGGTTGCGGCGTTCAAGGCGCTTGACGAGGCGAAGATCAAGGACATTGCCGTCACTGAAGCGGTTGTCGCGGCGAACAAAAGTGCATTCACACTAAACAGTCGCGCAACATCGGAGGTCGCAACGGGTTTGTCGGAAGTGTTGGCTGGCAACCCTGCCCGTTTGCGTCGCACCGCTGCGGCATTCGCCAACCAGGCGGGCGTGTTCAAGGCCATGTTTACGCCTGCGGGGCTGGGCATAACGGCGGGCGTCGCATCCATTGGCGCGCTGGTGGCGGCATACGTTTCAGCCGAGCACGAGGCAAACAATTTCACGCGCGCGATTTACGCCACCGGACAATAGGGCATCACCACTTCCTCGCAGCTTGAGGCGATGGCCGAATAGGTGGGCGAAAGTACCGGAAGCTATGGCGATGCCGCGAAGGCGATCACCATCCTTGCCAACTCGGGCGAGGTTGCGCAGGACCAGTACAAGCTGTTGGGGCAAACGCTGGTCAATTTCGCCAGTTTGACTGGCGGCAGCCTGCAGGATGGCATGCGCGCGATCGATTCGCTTACGGGCGAAGTCGGCGATGGGTTGGTGAAGCTCAATTCGCAATACCACTTCCTGACGGCGACCGTTTACGACCAGATCACAGCGTTGCAGGCGCAGGGCGAAACGGAAAAGGCTCGCGATCTTGAGCGCAAGGCATTCGCGGATGCGATCAACCAAAGCGCGGATGACGTCAAGTCGCATCTTGACCCGCTGGCGCAGGCGTGGGATGCGGTAGGTAATGCAGCGTCCACCGCCTGGCACAAGATGGCCCAAGGTACGCGCAATGGCGCCAACGGCGTCATCACGACGATTGAGGGCTACTTCAGCGACTTGAAGGATGTCGCGAGTCGCTTTGAAAATCCGATGGCAACCGTGTTTAACGGTGGCCTCTCGCCCAGCGAAGTTGCCGCTTCGCAAACTGCTACGGCGGCATCATCGGCCGCGCAGTCCGATGCGCTGCGCTAGAAGGCCGTTCAAACGCTTGCCGAATTTGGCGCGGAGGGCGACAAGTACAAGAGCGCCGCACAGAAACGCGCGGAAGAAATTGTCCGGGTCACCGCGCAGACCAACGCTGCGATTGCCAGTGCGCTCGCGGCAGGCGACAAGGAGCTTGCGGACAAGATTCGCAAGAGCGGCGCGAGCCTGGAAGAAGCGATTGCCGTACATGGGCTACCGAAAACACGAAAGAGCAAGGCTGACCCGCTATCCGGCCTTTCCAACATGGTCACGGGCCTCACCGCAAAGTCCCTGACTGTGCCAGGCGATGCCGCGCTGACCGCCTACGTACAGGGTGTGGCGAAGCTGGTAGACGAGTATGACAAGGCCATTGCCAAGGGCGGCGATGTCACCAAGGCAACCGCACAGTATGACCAAGGCATCAAGGCGCTTGGTGCTGATCTTGCCGCTGCGACAGCCAAGCAGAATGCGGCCGTTACGGCATACCAGCGCGCCGTCGATGCGCAAACCGCTGCACAAAAAGCCCAGCTTGATCTTCAGGTGCAGTCTATTGGCATGGGCAGCCGCGAAATTCAGCAGGCGCAAGCCCTAGCGCAGATTCGCCAGCAATCCGAAGAAACCATTCGGCAACTCACGGCGCAACGCAATGCATCGCTAGCCATCAACCCGAAAGCGGACACGGGCGCCCTTGATGCAGAGATCACGGCGGAAAGGAACGCCCTGCAGCAGCGGCTTGCGAACCAAAAGCAGTATTACGGCGAAGTCACTGCGATGCAGTCCGATTGGATGAATGGCCTAACCGTAAGCTGGCAAAACTACATCGACCAAGGCAAAGACGTTGCCGGCATGACCGCGCAGACCTTCACCGATGCGTTCAGCGGCATGGAAAACTCGATGGTCAACTTCGTCTAGACCGGCAAGCTGTCGTTCAAGGACCTGGCTAATTCGATCATCTCCGATCTTGTGCGGATGGAAACGCGCATCCTGATTAGCAAAGCGCTGTCGGCAATCCTTTCCGCATACGCTACCGGGCCATCCGGCTACAACATGGGCTATTTCGGAACCTATAGCCAGTCGGCTACGGATGCCACGGCAGCAAGTTCAGTCGATTACATCATGGGCGGTCGTGCAAACGGAGGCCCGGTTGCCGGTGGTTCGCTGTATGAAGTCGCAGAGGGAGGCAAGCCCGAGGTTTTGTCGTCTGGCGGGCATACCTACCTGCTCATGGGCGCCCAAGACGGTTACGTGACTCCAGCGTCAACATCCGGAACATCGCCGCTTAGCCGCGCCAGCAGCGCAGGCATCGCACAAACCAAAGGCGGCGACGTGATCGTCAACGTGCAAAACAACGGCGGCCAGCCCGCCCAGGTCAGCCAATCGAAAGACGGCAACGGCAACGACATCATCACAGTGATGATCAACGCCGCCGCCAATGAAGTTGACAGCCGCATCATGCGCGGCGGTTCCACGTACAAGGCGATTCAGCAGACCTACGGCCTTAGTCGGCGTGGTGTTCCCGTTGCTGGATAAGCAACACCGGACAAGCCGGCGAGTGTCCGGTTCCAACAACAACCCCGGCAGCCGGGGCGGCGCTGCCATGCGCCGTGACCCGGCAACCTTTTTGGAGATGAACTGATGCCCATGCCACGAAAGAATCCGCCGAAAGATGCGAAGGAGCGCATCGAACGCTACACCGCGTAGCACTACAACACCAAGGCCATCACGAAACTGTTCGGCGTGAGCCGGGAAGTGTTTTACCGATGGCTCAAGGAAAACCCCGAACTTACCGAAGCGCGCGAGGCTTCGCTTGGTGTCGAGGAAAAAGACCTGGTGGATATGCTTTGGGAGAATGCGAAGTCCGGCAACGTGACCGCGCAAATCTTCCTGCTGAAGGCACGTCACCACTACCGCGACAACTCACCCGTCGCCGATCAAACGGCGGTCCAAGTGAACATCACGCTGCCCGGCGCTGTTCGGCTCGCCGAATACAAAGCGCAGATTGCGACCGCGCATCCCGAGCTTGTGAAGCAGATTGCACACGACGAACACGAGGAACAGGACGATGGCATCCGAATCGATCGCGCTTAATGCGTTCCAGCAACAGGCGCTGACGCTGCCCGAGGAAGTGGACCTGTTCCTGGGCGGCGG